TCGACTTCTTCGCATTGTTCAGACCAGATGTCCACGTAGGCTCTCACGATTTGCATCGCCTTAGCGCGGGATGGAAAAGTCATCTCCGCTTCTTCTCGCCGCCAAGCAGGTCTGTTGTGATCTTCGCAAATCAGCTTGAAAAGCTCCGCATCATCGTAGCACTCCACGATGACCGACCATCCGTATCCTTTGTCGTAATTCTTGACGCACAGGGCGCGGATGTCGTCGATGATTGCTTGTGTTTTGCTGTCCATTGTCGTTCTCCTCTCAAAAGTTGGGGTCATCGTAGCCAAGCGTTACTGCTTTCAGATACATTGCCTTGGCGTACTCTTCCTCTTCGTTGAAGTAATCGTTCTCGTCGTACACTCGCTCTTCAATCTCGGCGTCCGAGATCGGCACGATCATATCGAACAGCTTCATCAGCAGGTCGCCGATTGTCGCGCCGTCGAGCGTCAGCAAAACCCCGCCGAGGCGGATCGTTGCCATCGCTTTGGCATCGTGTGGAAAGTGCGTCAGGACGCCGACACCTACGCCATCGATCAGGATGTCGTAGGCAGGGACGCCGCGCTGAACTTGATTAAGTGTCAAAACGTTCGTTGTCATTGTCGTCGCTCCGTTGAAAAGTTGCAGTTGAAAAGTAACAAACGCCGCACCGCGCCGGACAATCAATCAGGCGCGGAGGCGGCAATAAATGTTTCGAACCCTTGCTATCGGGGTAGGCTTTTGTTTTGCCCCGATTAGCCTGACAGGCTCGTAAGGTGGGGACTGCAATGTCCGTCCACGCTTCGCGGGGGTGTTGTAGGCCACTTTGAACTTTCGGCTTCTGCACCGTCCGTCTCCTAACCGCCCCGCTCCGACTCGTTCTGAATGGCCCGTCCGGTGTGACGGGTAATTTTCAGGCGAGGGCGTAGGCCAGTCCTGCTCTTACCGCAGGGCGCACGTTGTTACGCTCGTGAGGCGTAGGCCCGAAACCTCTGGTAACCGCAGAACCACGGGGCGGGATGGCATCCCATCAGGTGGCGCTAGTCCTCAGCAGAGGCGCCGGAGGGTGTGTCCCGCCGACGACCAAACACCTATCAAGCTTTTTGAGCCGATGCAAGTGAAAAAAAACCAATGATTGCAATGGGTTACAAATATCTAACGTAAACCAAAACTGAAAGTGTGAGCATTCGCAATGGTTTAGCTGATTATTTAGGTTGAAAGAAAAATGAAAAAAATAACACTTTTTTTTTATCTCAATGATTTCAACGGGTTACAGCAAAGTGTGTGGCAAATCTGAGGAAAAGCCTCAGAAAAGCCCCAGAAACGCACCGCTCTACGTTATGCTCAAAGTGAGCACAACATGACGACTTGTGCTCGAAGTGAGCAAAAGTCCCCGCGTAATTATAATGAGTATATGTTGAAGTAGCATAAGTCATTGATATCATTGATCTTTTCCAGTAATGCCGTGGTGTGGCGGGATGAATTCATCTAACGAATACGATTGTTCAACGATTGCAATGACTTAGCCGAAAAAGGCATTGACAGCTCGAAGGTTGGTTATGCTCAAAGTGAGTAAAACTTTCTATAAGAATACATTCCTATCTGGCGGCAATGCACGGTCTTCAAAGTATTGTATAGTATAAGCAAGATGTGTTAAGTATTCGCATAGCAGATTAACACAGTATTCATAGAATAGGTGGACAATGGATAAGCGTAAGCATGGTGGTGAAAGGAAAAGTATAGTTGGCAGGATTGGAATGTTACGCAGTGAAGTAGCCGAAACAGCCAATAAAAGCGAAGCAATACTGTATCTTGCCGCAAAGGAAGAGCGGTTTGCACAAGCAATCGCAAGGGGAAGATCACAAACTGACTCAGCAATTGACGCAGGATATGCAGTATTAAGTGCCCATGTCCAAGGGTCAAGGCTGATGAAGAAGGACAAGATCAAGGCTAGAGTAGTACAGTTGTGTAGTGGTACTTCAGCAACGACAGCAGACGTTAGGGAAGAGCATCTAGCACAGTTGATATCTCTTAGGGAAGCCGCGATGTCTAAAGGGCAGATTAGTGCGGCTATCAAAGCAGAAGAGCTACGAGGGAAAGTATTGGGGCTGTATATTGAGCAGAGTGTAGTTGCTGATATTAGTACTCACTCGTCACTAGACGATGCTAATCCTACGGAACTGCGGTCTGCAATACAGTCAGCCATAGATAAACTCGGACTGATCAAAACAATCAATACTATCGATGTAGTCCCGAACAGTAATAATGTACACGAACTAATGAATTGATTGGAACTATACTATCAATGCACAATTATATTCTATGCCTCACCGTGGACTATACTTGCATCGATGCACGGCGATGTTGTTGTAACGTAGAGTAATGTTGTCGAACTCTACGGCAATAGGAGTTTAAACGGCAATTCCTGCATCTGGCTGTTTAAACGATACCCACCACCCCCCCCTCCGGCCCGTAGCTCCGCTACTAGCACTGCCCCTCTACATATGCGTATAATTCTAGGGGACCACCCACTTTCCATACGGCGGCCCCCTAAAAAATTTTTATATAACAACCACCCTTATCGGCCCTGCTGCATATACGGTTTGTGTTATGCGTTGCTGTCTGCCTAACTCCCACACAGGAACCCACATCAGTCTGTATAGTCTATGCCGCGTGATTATCGTGATCGTATTGTCGCGCATCGTTATGTGCATACGGTATACTCTTTGTATCTTTAGACACGATGTTGAAGTTCTCTCTTGGTGTATCAGCATATAGCACCTCCAGATCCATCCCCAGAGCGTTGAGGACAGCCATAGTTGCCTTTATGCTTGGGTTACAGTCCACAGTCTCCATATTCTTAACGGTGCTCAGTGGTACTCCGCTAATCGCCGATAGTTTATTGAATGAGTAACCCTTCTTCGTGCGTTCCTCGAAGATGATCTCTCCTAGCCAAGCTGTGCTGTTACGCATCTCTACTGCTCCTCTGTATCCTACGCGCAAGATATTCTATCTCTGAATTATAATAGCTGTTGAGTATCTCAAGGTTTTTTATCTGTGACTTGAGATTCTCACACTCCATAACACGCTTAGACATCGACGCTTCCCGCTCACGTGACAGGTCTAGCATGAACTCCAAATGTCTTATCCGTTCTTCATAGTCTTCCATTACGCTGTAGCTCCGTGTGAGTCGTCTGTGAATACACCACGGTATGAAGCACCAACGAACACATCTTTAGGCTCAAAGAACTTAACGAAGTGTTCCATTACTGTTTGTATATTAAATGGCTTACACGAGAAGATATCGATATACGCACCACCATTGAGATCTACGAAGTGCCCTGTAATGGCTGAAGTCTCAATCATCTGCACGAGTGTGTAACCTGCTTTGAGTGGGTCATGCTTTGCGAAGTGTTCAATCATAGCCTTACCATATGCAACCATGTCGATCAGTTCTACGAGTTCCTGAACCCATCTATTAAGTGTGTCGCCTCGCTTGATGTTGTCGTTACACCCTCTGGCGTCAATAATGAGATGGTAACCCCAAGCATCTGGGTTTTCTTGAAACACTTCACCAGCTACAGTACCACGCAATACATTTGTGTCTTCCATATTCATTATCCTTTCACTGCAGCGTCAGTGCTGCTGTAGTATGGCTACTACCGTAATTGCGTTACGGCAAGTGGTTATCTAAGTTATCCACACTCTGTCGCACATTTTGGCTAACGGCGTGAGCCGGGCTGTAACCCTTATTCTATATGGTGTCTTGCATTTTTGCAAAGTACTGTTTGCATTTTTGCAATGTACTGGGGTATTGACAAGCACCCCCATTTAACCCCATATGGGGGGGGAGGGGGGGTAAGAACCCCCGCCGCAACTAAAGTTGCTGGTTATAGAAATACACTTTCTCTCTTAAGGAAACACGAAGAAAGAGTGTGTTTGGGTTACGGAACTAAGATAAACGGAATTAAGCTTTACAGATAAATTAAGGATAGTTGCGTCTTTTTTAGGGATTGTACGGTAATGAAGATAGTTAAAAAGTTCTGGGAGAAAAAGTCCCCTGTAAAGAAGTCTACTCCGTTGACACCTGATCAAAAAGCATTTGCCAAAGCTAGGGCGAAGAAAGCTGGTCGTGTATATCCTAACCTTGTAGATAACGCTGCAGCTTCTAGGAAGTCGAAGTAATGCAAAAACGCAATCCTGTTACACACAGAACACCAGAGCAGACCAAGAAGCACAATAATACATATGGTGCTACTAAGAAGGCTGTAGCCAAGCGCGTGAAGAATAACGCAGCTAGACGTGTTATGCTGAAAGAAGGTGGTGTTGCAAAGGGTGATGGTATGGACGTAGATCATATCAAGCCACTTCGCAAAGGCGGCTCTAACAAACGTTCCAATCTTCGCGTCGTCTCCAAGGAGCGAAATCGCGGTTGGCGAGATGGAGTATAGTTATATAATGAGAAAACTTATTATCCTCGCGTCCTTACTGTTCTCTACTGCGGTGTATGGACAAGCAGCCTGTTCAGACGCTGTAAAGACACATGAGGAAATTGTAAAGAAGTATGGTGAAAAACCATTCTTTGATATGCACGAACAGCAGACAAGACAGCTTATATTGTATATGAATCCAGAAACTGGTACGTGGACGGTATTCGCTTATAAGCCAGAACTCAATCAGCTTTGTGCAGTTACTGCTGGTGATGGTTTCAAACCTGCCGCGGCACGGTTCGATCCGTCTTTGTAATTAAGAGGTTCGTGGTTCTCACCTCCGGGTGATCCACAACTTTTGGTCTATGTGTATGGAAACATAGACCTCCCAACCGTGTTGGTAACCGTCACGGAATATAAATTGGCCTTTGTTTAACACTGGCTGGGTCAACAAATACGGGGTCCATATCCGGTATTGGCTAACGGATTTCTTTCAACGCTGTTGCTACGGCAGCAGTTCCCACGGGTTCCGGCCCGTGGTTTTCATTGCCTATTGTATTCCAAAAAAAGTAGTGTATTATCGTAAGTCCGGGGTTGTTGAAGCCTCGGACTTCATTATACATAGTACCTGTCGCTCACGTGTCTTTATGCGTGACAGGTACTTTTTTGTCTCGAAAGGTAGTCGATGTTTAAATCTAACTCAAATCCAATGTTTCGTTCTTCCTTTAGCGAGAGTATTTTTAACCACAAATATGCTCACGAAGGTGCTGAAACTTGGGCAGAACTTGCAGTTACTCTTGTAAAAGATGTATGTGGTGACCTTCTGTCGCCAGATGACAATGATCATTTGGTTCGTGCCATCACTGAACTCAAGTTCATTCCCGGTGGTCGTTACCTGTACTACGCTGGTCGTCCTAACAAGTTCTTCAACAACTGTTACTTGCTTCGCGCAGAAGAAGACTCCCGCGAAGATTGGGCTAACCTTTCTTGGAAGGCAGAGTCTTGCCTTATGACTGGTGGTGGTATTGGCGTTGACTACTCTATCTACAGACCATCCGGTTCAAATATTGCCAAGACTGGTGGTTTTGCGTCTGGCCCGATCCCGAAGATGGAAATGATCAACGAAATCGGTCGGCGAGTTATGCAAGGTGGTTCTAGGAGATCTGCAATTTATGCATCACTGAACTGGCAGCATGGCGATGCACAGGCATTTCTTGCAGCTAAGGATTGGCACTCTATGCCAGTTGGTAAGACTGGTAAGTCTCTCTGGGATATCAAGCAGGATGACTTCAACTTCCCTGCCCCGCTTGACATGACGAACATCAGCCTGAACTACGACACGGCTTGGTTGGAAAACTACAAGACGACTGGGGATTATAGTGCTACGTTTAAACAGAACGTGAGACAGGCAATGGAGTCTGGTGAGCCGGGCTTTAGCTTCAACTTCTATGAGCAAGAAAACGAAACACTACGCAACGCATGTACAGAGGTGACCAGTGCTGATGATTCTGATGTTTGCAATCTTGGTAGCATTAATCTTGGACGCATAGAGTCTTTGGATGAGTTTCGTGCTATAGTAGAACTTGGAACCAAATTCCTAATTTGCGGAACTTTGAAAGCCAAATTGCCATACTCCAAGATCTATGAAACACGAGAGAAGAACCGTCGTCTCGGCCTTGGTCTGATGGGTATGCATGAGTGGCTCATCAAGCGTGGATATAAGTACGAAGTTGTTCCTGAACTTCATCAATGGTTAGCTTCTTACAAGGAGTTGTCAGATAAAGCGTCAAGAAGTACGGCTGATCGTTTTGGGGTGTCTCGCCCTGTTGCTAATAGAGCTATTGCCCCCACAGGTAGTATCGGCATTCTCGCGGGTACTTCTACAGGCATTGAGCCAATATTTGCAGTAGCATATAAGCGCAGATACCTCGTTGGTGAGTCAACGTGGAAGTATCAGTATGTGATCGACAGCGCAGCACAGGAAATGATTGACCTTTACGGCACAGATCCTAAAGATATTGAGTCTGCGATTGATCTTTCTGTTGACTATGAGCGTCGTATTAAGTTCCAATACGATGTTCAGAGCTACGTAGACATGTCTATCTCATCGACCATTAACCTTCCTTCGTGGGGTTCAGAGCATAATAACGAGGATAAAGTGCCCTTAATGGCTGAAACACTCGCTAAGTATGCTCACGGGCTACGTGGATTTACGTGTTACCCAGATGGGTCACGTGGTGGTCAACCACTCACGTCAGTTCCGTATCATCTTGCGATCCAACACTTGGGTGATGAATTCGAAGAAGCTGTTGGAACTCACGATATCTGTGATATTTCTGGAAAAGGCGGCTCTTGCGGTGTATAACACACTTGCATTATATAACGAATCAGTCTACGGAGTAGTGTATGTCAACAACTATTCCGTAGGACTTTAACATGGACGCAGTAAATAATCCGAAGCACTATGCTTCTGGTAGGAAATATGAGCCAATTGATATATTGGAAGCATA